ATATTTCTTTTAGTTTTTCAATCGCATATACACATCGCATAGGCATCAAAAACTCTCGTTCGGGATCGTTAGGTAAAATAGCTTTCATTAATAAACAATCGCCATCATGAGGACTATATATCCTCTTAGTTGGAAATACATCGTAGATCGTAACCAACTCAGGCTCTTGTTGTATAGGTTGCCCGTCGTCATCGTACTTAACCATAGGCATATAGTAAATACCCCCTTGCTTACCATACACGAACGGATAAAGTTCATCGGGCAGTGTAGTAAGCCCTGTCCCTGTAGCTTTCTTACTCACAATAGCGTCGATAGTCGCAGGGGGTATGTCGTCCCCAACAGCGATGCCATTATGTTTAAGAGAGTTATCAACTTCAGGTTTTGCTACTTGTAATACTTTACCTAGCGATAGAGGATTAGTAATCTTACCGCGATGCGAACACCCGTTACAAACTCCAGGATTAGTAGAGTTAAATGTGTCACACGAATGCGGCATCCCCTCCGTTTGAAGTGCTTTCTTTTCTGTCTCTTCAGCATTGTAAGAAGGATAGCCTTTAGATATTTCATGTATTGCAGAATCCCTATCCTCACAATGTTGAGCAATAGATAAAGCCGAGTACCATAAAGGTTCAGGTAAACTCTTGGCGTTCTCAAGCACGTAATTAATTTGAGCACACCCTTTCTGTTTTATCTTTGCAAAATTAGACTGAAAGTTATCTAACTTCATTAGCTTCATCTGACTGCTAGATACTTTAGGAAAAGGTTGTATATCTGTAATCGCCCCTAGATAATCCTTAAACTCCCCAAAACTATAAACAGGTAACGCGTCGTCAATAATTTTAGTTGGGCTAGGTGGATCGGTCTTAAGATTAAATGTTTCAGGACACCGAAGTATTCTTGCTAGATCAGCAGTAACAACAGGGTCTATCTTTAATCCTCGTTTAATACACAAGTCCTTAAACTTTTCAGCGTAAGGCTTCCATTCATCTGCGGGTATGTCTTTATCAAACAACCAGTAAGCATGAATGCCGCCCCCCGAATCAATCTTTATAGGTGGAGGTAAATCTTCGCTCAACACAAAAGAGTCTACTGCTTTTGAAGCTTCTTCTTTAGTATCATATCCTTTACCTTCCCCTACATCTAAGTCTACAAAAAATGACCTAACAAAAACTGCGTCAGCTGCCTTACGGCTGTAACCTGAAAATGAACTTAACGCAACAAATATATTTTGTTTTTTCGGGTCAAATTGATTGACAGCTGCCATAATATCATCAGTAGATTCCACAAATTTATGCCTAGGTATTTTACTCACAGGGTCAATCGCCGCTACACAATACACCCCGTTACTTGGCAAAGCCTTTCTATAGAACTCAGTAATCATAATTTTCCTAGCAAGTGATCTTTAACAAACAGTTTAGCTTCTTTAAGTGTTTGAACAGGAAGCGCTTGAGCTTCTACATTGTCCTCAACTATCCGCATGAAAATCTCAATACGGTCTACGTTTTTACTACGAACTGCTCCACCCTTAAACCAATTGTAGACAGTCATGCGAGAGACTCTCAATACTTTAGCTATCTCGCTAGGTGGTAAGTTTGCAGAAGCACATAGTCTTCCAAGCTGAACCCCTAACCTTTTCTCATTAAACGACAAAAGGTCTCTCAAATATCTTTCAGTATACATAAGGCCCCCTAGTTTTTAACGGACCATTTTTTAACAATGTCATTAACATCTGCGGGTGCCGCAACAGGCGCTTTGCCATTATCTTTTAGTATAGGTTGTTCAACTGCTAAGTCAGACTGTGGTAATGCTTCAGCCGATAAAGGGATAGGCGCAGTCGGTGCAGTAGGTGCTGCTTGCTCGAACCCCGAGTCACTTGCAGTTGGTTCCGCAGGTTGAGTAAAACCTTCAACAGGATTAAACCCAAAGTTATCCGCGTTTGCATTAGTACCACCTTCAACATACTTAATCACTTGCACGGCTGATAGTCGAAGACTTACACCACAACCGATCAATGCTGTGAAGTAAGGAACTACTTGAGCGTTAACTCTAATTTCCGAGCCACCCCAAATATTACTTTCAGTCATCAGTTTTCCTGCCGCATCAAAAATCTTCGGCTTATACTTTGATTTAAACCTAATAATCATATTGCCTGTAGGCTTACCATCATCTCCAAACTCTTGAGCGAACGGCGGGTTAGCAGTTTTAGGTGCTTTACCTGATTCTTCAGTAGCGGTTTTTACACCTTCTGCAAAGACGTCACTAATAATTTTAATAAGTGGTTCGGCGTCTGCTTCAGAAAGAATCAAGTTAGTCTTAAACTCTCCTTCTTCATTATACTTAACATCAGGTTTGGATAACCACGGGTACTGTGCTACTCCTGTTGGGGTAGTTATTACTATAGGCTGTTGAGCCATATTTATTTCTCCTTTAAGTGAGACCACTTTTCAACAATAGCATTAGCTTCTGTCTTGCGGTCGGTTTGCATAGTATCTTCACTACTAAAGCCAAAACTTTCAGCGTCAGGTAGTTTAGGTACTACGTTTAATTGCACTGCATTGAGTGCTTCTTTACTTTCCCCTAGAGTCTTTAGTATCTCAACATATTCCGAGTCTACTGCTGAACTAGGAGAAAATAATACTTTAGGGTACGCTGCCGTAGGATCTAAATGAAGTTTAGTTATTAGCCTACTTGCATTGACGTTATTGGTAGCGAGCATATTAACATATGCTTTTAATCCCCATTTTCCATATGATTCTTTTTGCCAACATGAGTTAGAGGGTACAACAAATTGAAACACCCCTGACTCTACATCGTCTTTAACTACTACGGCTATTCGCCATGAAATCTTACATGAAGTCCCGTTACTAATGACGCTGTTGCGAACACTGTAGGGACATTGATTACAAGAACTAGATAAAGGTTTAGCTACTTCTGGATCAGGAACTCTCGAGTCAGTAGACCAACAAGTCGGTTTAGTATATTGAGTAGAATCAAAAGACGCAGGATAATACATTCGACTAGGCGCTTGAGCCATGCGAACAATAACTACTTTAACCTCATGACCATTTAAAGTCTCAACTGAGTTATCCTTCTGCTTATGGAACAATCCATCTTTAATTTTTAGTCTTTGATTAGTTGCATATCTTGCACCCGCAACAGACAAAGTATCTAAGTCTAAAGAGTCAGTTGCTACTTCAGGATTACTAATTAATATCTTATCTAATTCGTTTACCATGATCTATGCTTTATTAGTTGGCTTTTTAACTACAATACTATACTCACGCATAGAGTTAATTCCTGGGGGCAACCCATCTTCGCCATGACTAACTAAATACTCTTTCAGATTACCGTTGTGTAATCTTTGTTGTAATAGTTCTACCAAATTGTTTTCCATGATAAAGCTTTTAAGTCCGTCCCAATCACTACATACAAAGTTCTCTCTTAATGTTTTAATAACAGTTCCTGAACTTGTCTTAATACTTTCAGCGTTCATGTTATTACACTCTTGCAACATCACGGCTTCTAGTTTTTTAAGTTCTTCTTTTAGTCCAACATCTTCAGCTTCAAACTTTCTTTTTAATGTATCTCTTTGATTACGTATGGCAATATAAGCACCCACATAATCTCCTAATTGAACCTTATCTTCTACTTCACTCATTTTTTATTTCCTCTCATAAATGGTTTTAAAAGTTTTTCTACATCTTTCATTGACGCCATAGCATTTCTATGGACGCCTATTAAGTTACTCGCAAAAACAGATGGACTAATTTCTCTTTGCTGCAAAATACACACTACTATCGCAGTCAAGATTAAAAACGCTTGTTCTTCTGCATCACAGAGGTCCTCAATTCTTTCATTAATTAATTCAATTAATTCTTTTATCTCGTCTTCAGGAAAATCTTTCATGATATAACGTCCCTATATAAATCAACTAAACTTGTATGTGCATCTACTTTCCCTTGTAGCATGGCGTACATTTTTCTCTCTACTTCTGATCCTTGTAAATGAACTACAGTCATCTTATTCTTTTGCCCTACTCTATCAATACGAGCAATACATTGTAGGTAAGCCTCAACTGAACTAACAGGCGACCAGAAAACAACTGTGTCTGCCCTTGTCAACGTGACACCATGAGATGCTGATTGCGGCTGAATAATTAAAACTCTAGGGTCTTCAAAGTTTTGAAATCTATTAAATATATTACGGCGTTCATTCGCACTTACATCGCCATTAATAATCTCGCAACTAATCCCTTGCTTAACTAAATGTCTATTAACCAATTCTATTGTGTGTCTGAATGGAACAAATATAAGTATCTTTTCGTTTGTCTCATCAATCACTTCATTTAATGCGGCGAGTCTTGGTTTAACATCAAACTCAATAACATCTTTTTTGTCGGTATAAACGGCTCCCCCTGAAATCTGTAGTAGCTTGGTTAAACCACTTGCCGCGTTAACCGCGCTTATCATTTCTCCCGCAGCTTCAATAAGCATTTGGTCCTTCAATAACTTATAGTATTTAACTACTTGCGGAGTCAATGGAACCTCTCTTGTTTGATACATAACATCAGGCAAATCTAAACAATCATTTTTAGCAAATCGTATCGCAGGTTGTAATGCTTTAAATACTAAATCTTTTGCAATTGATCTAGGCACCCATTTAAATCTTGTAACTTGAGTCATAACCTTATCTCGCCACGCCCCGCTAAACTTCGGAACTCTCTCAGGCGAGACTAACTTGGCTAATCCATAAGCGTCTACAGGTGATTGAGCTGCTGGAGTTCCCGTCATAAGCCATAACCTAGTTTCAGGTTTAATTATCTTTGCTAGTGTCTTCCACCTTGCGGTGCTTGGTGATTTATATGCGTTCGCTTCGTCTATAATAATTAGATCAAAATTATTTTTTGCTATTGTCTCTCTTACAATACCTACCCCATCATAATTAATACATACAAAATCAAAAGGTTCTTCAATAATTAACTCTCTCTTTTTTTGTGTTCCGTGGGCAACTCCTATTGTTCGGTGCATGACTGTATTTTGAACATCGGCTTCCCATGCAGAATACATAATTGATAAAGGACATATAATTAACACACGTTTAATTAATCCGAGCTTCATGAGATAATCAGCCGACCATAAAGCAGATGAAGTCTTGCCTGTACCCGCTTCGTTAAAACAAAATCCTCTTTTATTTATGGATAAGAATTCGGAAGTAGTTTTCTGGTGATCAAATGGAGCAAAAACTCCTGGCCAATCATAGTCTCTTATAATGGGAGACGGTAAAGGGCTACGAAAAGACACTAGCTGATTAAGCCTAGTCATCTCTTCAACACCCCAATAAATTACTACTTCGGATAGGTTACCTTTTTGTCCAACAACCTCAAATTTGTCTATTTCTTTTTGTATATGTGGAACCATATACTCGGGCACAGTCATCTTAACTGCTGTATTGTCTATAACTTGCATGTAACACTCTCTCTAATGTGGAATATAAGTGTAACATTGAGAAAGTTTACAGTCAAATACTATTTAACTGTTGTTTAAGTTATTTTTA